TGAGTCCACCAATGAGCTTCTACCGTCTCAGTGGATGGTTGACAGTACCATGGGCGGAGCAATTTAGCGGCATTAAGTGCGTCTTCATGCCATCTATGGGTCGTACATAGTTTGTGTAACAAAACCAACAAATCGTTATCATCGTAGGTCGTTGAGTTAAGCACGTTTACCTCGGGTCCCACAAATACCACCGAGTTCGGTGTGAGCCCGAAATCTATGTTTTGGTCAATAAGCAAAGGGGACATTCTAACATTACCTTTCAAACAATACAAGAGGACTGTACACTCCTTTTCAGTCAAGTTACTTGTATTTACCCAATACTTAAATTGCTTTAAGTGTTTGATGGCATTATCATCTCTGGGCACTTCACTTGGCATAAAGGTGACGTTCATATCATTCGTCTCGGGAGCATGGTTAATGTTCTGCGGTACAATATACCTACCATTAATAAAGTCAAAATGATCACCAAAGTGGTCGCCAGATCGACTGTGTCCGTCATTATACTCATACATTTTCCAGACCTTGACATTATAAGTTATTGAGGTATTTAAGTCAACGTTTGGCTCGACACCATCTACTCTGTCTAACAGCGCCCGCTTAATGCTAGAGAGGTTAGAATCTGAATCTGCGACACCACAGGCTGTTGGTCCTGATCTAACCATGGTTTTGAGAGTATCCCACTGCTGCCTTGCATCTGGGATCCGTGCCCAGGCAATCACGTCTGCTAACCGGAACCGGAGAGTGTGATTAAATGTGGCTAAGCGCTTTGACATCCTAGCTCTGTGGATCTTAATTAAAATGACAGCGATAAGTGATGTAGCATTGTCATAAAAGTCGCCAGCCAGCATGACGTCCTGGAACAGATTAATCCGTTGCTCTTTGATATCTACGCTAGGCGCTGTTTCACGTAAATACTTTGCAACTAGGGTGGAGTTTGGAAAACCGTCTCGGTTCACACACTCTCGGTTAAGTCCGAAAAACGATTGTTGCCGTCCTGCGTCCACAACAGTTTGAGCCATACCGTATATTGTACCAGTGGCTAGCGCTGCAGTTATACCACGCTTCCCTTCTTGCTCAGATATAGGATCCACTGTATGGCCTTGTGCCATATTAGCCTCGCCAGTCATCCTAGTATACTGGTGACCCTGCTGAGCCACACCCACTTCTTTGCTTCCACCATCGTTTAATTTGAGATAATTTTTGTAAAACAAGAGACCTTGTTTATAGCTTTGGAAAACACAGTTCAAACCTTTGTAAGCGAACATTGTTTAAGAGTAATTTACTTTGCAATTGGGGGTTTTATA